CCATTGGATCTGGTCGCGTTTGGGGCATATGCCAGGTTACCGATCGGCATGGTTCCCTGGTCGCTTCGGCTGCGCACGCGACCTGTAACGAGTCCTTGTTCAGAGTTTTCCTATTCTATACGTTGAAGCGGAAGTCATTCCGTAGAGCCGCGCCGTTGTTGGGTTTCAAGCGCGCTGCATTTTTCCTTTGCCGAATAATACCCGCTTTTATACCCACTTTCGCAGGCGCATGTCTCGGCTCACCCCCCCTATCACCCCCACCCCTATTCATTTCGCGGTTCTGCGAACGTTGGGTCGGGACCGGTCGCGAAGGCAAAAGCTCTAGGGATTTACCCCCCCTCCCCCCTAGGCAGCGTCAGGATCCGCCAGCCACCCATGGCCGCGCTGCATTTTTACCTTGATCCCGCGCAATCAAATTGCCGCCGCGCCCCACCACCCGCGTCGTTTCGGATGCTTGCGCATTGTCCACCCATACGTTCTATGCCGGGACAAACGGGACAACCGGGACACCTAGCTGAAACCCGCATGAATAAACGATCTCGGCGGTTTGGTCACTCTCTTATTGCCGGGACACAGCCGGGACACGCCGGGACACTTCTGCTTTCAGGAAGTCGCATTTAGAATAGCGAGAGATCGAACGGCCGCGCTAAGCTGCCGGCGCCGGACCATGGCACTGGCAGAGTTTCCGCAATTCCGGGCCCCAGGTCACGGACGAAGCAGCTGCGAAACGATTACAGGAGGCGTCATGGGATTCAGCTTCAGGAAGCGCATCAAGATCCTGCCTGGTGCGCATATCAATCTCTCTAAGAGCGGCGTCAGCACCTCCATTGGCACGCGGCGCAGACTGACGCTGAACCTCGGCAAACGAGGTATGCGCAGCGCGGCCAGCATCCATGGCATCGGAATCCGCTACATCGAAAATGTCTCGAGCTGGCAACGAGAGCGCCGGCAATGGCATCCTGATATTCATCAGCTAGCTCCGCGGTTTGCGCGGAATAGAATGAACCCGGACATTTTCGGCACAGCAATCAGGGCCTGCTAACCATGCGCGCCCTTCTCGCGGTAGCGTTGCTGATTGCATGGACTCTGGCCTCATCAGAGGAACCCGGTCACGATAAGGCCGTCGCACAAAAAGATCAGAAAACCGAACAGAAGGCTGCTTCCGCCAACGAGGTACCTGCGCCGCTCGAAACACCAAAAGCCGAGACAGAAAAACGAACAAGCGATAAGGCCGCCGCCCACTCCGAGGATAAGACGAACCTCGATAGGGAGTTGGTGAAATATACGGGTGAACTCGCACGGTTCACCGAATGGCTTGTCTATGCAACGATCGTGATCGCGCTCATCGGCGCGTACCAAGGTTGGAAGCTGAGGGACACGGTCAAACTTTCCAGAGAAGAATTTATTTCCACCCACCGCCCAAAGCTGCGAGTACGCAATGTCGTTGTTCATCGTCGGGACGGCATGGGTTTGTTCCAAGATGGGCAACATGTTAATGGACAGTTTTACGTTACCAATGTCGGTGGAACTGGAGCACTGATTACCGGCATAGGGTGTTGGGTCTGGCCGAAAAAACACATGGGCACAATTCAAAGCAACGCGCTCCCGATGGAGCTTCCCTATGAGGGGCGCAACCCCAACATTGAGCTTAAGCCTCGTCTGAAAGCTGGTGCATCCTGTCCGGTGCCGTTTCAGAGCGATGTCGTGTTGGCGAATGGCGCAGCACAACAAATTGGAAGCCCCAACAATGAAATGGGCGGGAAATGGCGTCTGTTCGTGATGGGATTCGTCGAATATTCCGACGACACGGGCACTCCGCGACGCACTGCGTTCTGTAGAGAGTTTTCTCCTGAACAGCGATTCATTAAAGTAGAGAATGAAGATTACGAGAACGAGGAATAGCACCGGCACGATTGCAAGTCCCCTCCATTTTGAATGCCGGTCTGTCATTTCAAACGTGAAACTATTCGAGCCCAGGCCACTTATCCTTGCCTCGTCGCCGATCAGGATCGCCAGGTAATGGAGCAAACCCTTTGCAGCGCTGTAGCATGTCCTGAATCGGCATAAACCTTCGGCTTGCCTTGATCTCTCGATGATAGGCGGCCAGGCAGAGCCCGTGGGATGCCAGGTTGCCGCATTCATCGCACCGTCGGCGATCGTCGCCGGCACGCTCGCGAGCAAGGATGATGGCGCAGACCGATTTTCCAGTGCGCAGCTCCGGCGCGGCGAGTTTCGCAGGCGAAACGGCAGGTGATGTTGCCGCCGGCGCCGCATCACCTGCGAGCATTGATCCCCAATCAATCATCTTCGCCGTCCCATATCGCGGGGAGAATGTGGACCACGCGCGCGCGACCTTCCGCGGGCAGCTTTTCTTTCACCAGCCACGGGCGATCTCGCTCTTTGCCTTGCTCAATGAATTCCCGCGCGAGCAATAGCCGCCCCGCGGCGCCGTGATCGAGGCCCTTGCATACGCGGGTCCGAAATACCTCGTTGAAAATGAAATACTCGCTCACGTCGGCGACAGGATCGCGCCGCCGATATCCGGCTCGATCCGATCTCACCGGCGCATGTTTGTCCGTATCGTTGGCCGGCCGCTCCCAATCGGTGAATGCGCTTTCACCGTAGCGCCGCAAGAATTCCCGCACCTGCGCGAGAATGACATATTCCTCCTGGTTCCCCTCGCCGCCGCGTCGAGAAAGCCACGCCTCAAAGCAGGTACGCGCGGCCTGCATTGCCTCGCCGACCTGCCATCCGGTGATTCCCCATTTTGTCGCCAGCTCGCCGCCGGCACCGACCAGCGCGAAACGCCCGGCCACGCGCCGCGCCTGCCCGTGCGCGCCGGCGCTCAGGCACGTTCGCTCGAATTGTCGTTGCGCTTCGCGCACCTCGTCGCCGACGTCCTGCTGCCTGGTCGCAAGCTCGCGCAGCCAGACAATGAATGCCGTTCCATATTGGCGCCGCGCCGCTTCGTTCAGGGCCTTTGCGAATTCTCCGCCGCTCTTGAATTCGTGCAATTGCTCGAACACACCCATTCCATCGCCGGCGTCGGCCGGAATTTCCGCAAGTCGCAATTCCTGTCCGGCGTGCGGCGTGCTGCCGATCTTGCCCATTTGTTCGGTTAAGCCGATTTCGCCGGCGGACAGAAACAGGATGCGCCAGCTTGCCCGCTCGCGCATGCCGCCCATGCGATCCGCGCGCGCTTTGCCGCCCCCATTCGCGAGCATATATGCCACTTCGCCGGCGGCCTTTGGGTCAATCTGCGCCAACTCGTCGAGCAGCAGGGGCGCATCGCAGTGCTGTGGGGCGAGGGCCTCGAGCCCGTTGTCGGTGGCGCGCCATCGCTGCATGTATTCGGGACCGCCGCACACGGAAGCCGCGATGCGAAGCGCCGTCGTTTTACCGTCACTTGAATTGCTGCGAAAGTGAAAGCCGCCACCCTCGGCGCCTGCCAGGTATAACAGCGGGGCGGCAAACGCAACAGACACAGCGAACAATAAGCGCGAATTGCCGGAACATAGGGCCGACACTTCACGCTGCCAACCTTTCAACGTGCCGCGCATGGCGAAGGTTTGCCCCCCCGACGCGTTGCTCTCGAATATCCATGCATCGCCCGTTGGCCCTATCGCATCATCCGGCAACACAAAGACCGCGCCGTCCGGGCCGGCATCATGCCAACCTGTGCGCGACGTGACGCGAGCGCGCTTGCTGGTGCGCGCGGTAATCAGATATTCCAACAGCATGGGTTTGCCCTTGGGCGCGATCTTCAATCCATGATCCAGCAACAATCCCGCAACCTCTACGCCGTCGGCGCGAAACAGCGACATCGGCACAATGACGATATGGGGGTTGCGGTCGGGATCCGAGAATTCGAGTAGCAGAGCCCATCCCCGGTTATGCGGATCGCGCACCTGAGCGGTGACTCGAACTGGCGCGCAGATCCACCTCGGCGATTTGTCGGGCTCATGGAATATAACGCCGCGATCGGTCAACTCGAACCGGCGCGCGCTTGCCTCCGCATTGCCCGTCGACGGTTTCGCGATCGCGCTGCTCTCCACTGCGACCAGCAGATCCGCACGCGCCTGCAGCATGGCAGCCAGGTGCACGGCCGTCCACCCGCGCGCCAACAGGTCAGCCGCGTCATCGCCGGGATTCCACTCGCCACCTGGTGCGAGCTGTGGCAAGCCATCTTCCAACACGCTTGCGCATTGCGCGAACAGGCTCACGTTGAATGTCTTCACAGGACCTGCGTTGACGGCAGCAAGGGCCGCCCTCGCAGCGCGCATGGCATGCTGCCCTGGCTCGTCGTTGTCAGGCCACAACCAAACCTCGCGGCCGGCGAGCGCAGCAAAGTCCGCCTTTCCGACGGCCTGCGCGCCGCCTTGCCAGCAACAGATCGGATGATCCGGCAAGAGCAATGCGGCCGCGTCGCGCGCCTTTTCACCTTCGACCAGCACCGCTGCGCGGTCGGGCTTCGCCGTCAAGTCAGCCAGGCCGAGCAATATTCGCGGCGCTGGCGGCGCGGCGAATTTCCAGTAAAGCCCGCCATCGGGCCGCCGCCAAAGAGAGAGCGGCGCAAACTGTTTGCGTTCACCCTTCGGCTCATAGCGATCGTGGTAAAAACAGGTCTCGCCGGTCGCGCTGGTATAAGCCCATCGATGTGCCGGCTTCCCATGCCGCGCATGTGCCGCCGGCGGCGCGAGCGCATCAGCGGGAACTGGCATCACGCAAACGTCGGTGGGCGCGCGAGGCGTGCCGCTGGCATCTTTTTTCGAGGTGGTTGATGCATTGGTAACGCCGCCCCCGCGTTCGGCCCCTGGCGGCGTTCCCGTGCGGTCTGATTTTGCTGTATCGGGCACTCCGAGAAACCCGGCCAGCCTTTTCGCCGCGACGAGCTGGCGGCAGGTCCAGAGGTAAGCCGCGAGGGATACGAGGTCGCCGCCCTTGTCTCCCGTGGCGAAATCCTGCCACGCGCCGCTTTCGCGGTTTATTGAAAACGATCCGGGCTTGTGATCCAGACGCTTCGGGTTGACGGGCAGATATTCCCGCCCTTGATTCTTTCCGCCGGCCAGGTTTAATTCAGCCATGACGGAATCGAATGCCGCGAGTGCCGCCGCGGCGACGACGCTGATATTATCGTTGTCGCGCATAAGGCTGCTACCGCGATTCTCCCAGCTAGCTCACAATATTCTGAAGATCCCCGTCGATTTCGGCAGCACGCTCCCCGAGAAAGCCAAGTTCGTCAGACATATCCGTTGCGATGTCTGAAAGGCGCGCCAGGGCGACGGCAATGATCAATGTCGGGACGATCACAGCACGATATCCTGAGGCATAATCCCGTTCGGCAACGGTCTTCGCAATACTTACGTAGAGGGACACCTCTTTTGAAATGCGCGCCTGGTCCTCAGGGAGCAGCCCGCGAAGTTCCACACCGCGTTGCTCGCTCACTGTCCGCCTCTGCCGTTGTTAGCAACGGCCGCGCGGCGTTTTTTTGCCAGGGCCTGTGCTTGCGGGCGGTTCGCTCGCCATTCTTCCCGGCCCTTGGCAGCGCGGATGTCAACCCAGGCGGCAATCTCGCTTCCCTTCCAAGCGACACTGCGCGCGGATAAATGGATCGGTTCGGGAAAATTACCGGCCTTGATCAGCCGATATAGAGTGCTTCGATTCAGGCCCGAGATGGCCTCGATCTCCGCGATGCGGAGAAACTTTTCCGTTTCAGACATGTCGCCCCTTTCTGCCATTGCTGGCAAATGGCCGCGCCGGTATGGCGTGGATGGAGCAATTCTGATTGGGCGTTTTTGACCTATCGATAGATAGGTCAATATTTATTTAATTTTCAGATTGCAGATAATGAAGGGACATGCAGCGCGATCGCTCGCGGATTGCGCAGTCGCGTGGTCAAGGGAAATGACGATCGCCGAATAGTGGGACCTACGTCGGCACACTAAAGAACTCTGCGTCTAGTCAAACGGAGCCGCGCGTATCCCTAAAAATGCGCCGGCGCCGCGTGCCTTACCGAAATTCGCCAGAGACGATGAATCCAAATTCCTCGCACTCTTTGAGGTACGCATTGATGCGGCTGTTTGCATCGGCGAGCCTTCCGACGCCACGCATGGGCATCGGGCGGATGTATGCACTGTATAAAATCCCTTTTTCCTGCAAATTGTCCCGGAGTGCGTATTCCTCGGCAAGAAGGCCTGCCAGTTTTACGGCCTGATGGACGATTTGACGCACCAAAATTCGGTGCTCCGGCGCAAGAGTCTCGCAGACCTCGCCCGAGGCGATGACGCGCTCATTCTCGAGAACGCCTTTCTGTAGTGAGACCGCTTCCCCTAGGATCGCAATCCGGTCGTATAGGTCAGCCAGCTCGCTTCTGAGATCGGATTCCCTCGCGCGATTGCCCGGTGCATCATTGTTCAGCAATGCCATCGCCTGTTGTGTAATGCTGTCGCCCCTCGCGGAGTTGAAGCCCATTGTGTTGAGTTGCAAAAGAATCTCGCCCTTGCGCGCTTCCGCCTCGATAAGCGAGTGCTGAACCTCGCCGAGCTTCTGCGCGGCCGCGGCGTACCTGGGCCGGTCATTGAGATTGATTGACGGTTGTTTCATGTTTGCGGTCATGTTGTCGCCCTTTTCTGCCATTGCTGGCAAGTGGCCGCGCCGGTATGGCGCGGATGGAGCAATTTTGCTTCTGCGACTTTGACCTATCGATAGATAGGTCAACATTTATTTAATCCTCAGCCAGGGATCTGCGATCAATGAGGGGCATGCGGCGCGACCGCTCACATCTGGACCCGCACAGCGCAGACAGGTCGACAACAATCTAATCACCAGCGGGCGAGCTGCAGCCTCCTCCAGATTAGTTCCAGTGCCGCGCTCGTTGCATCCAGGCGACGCCGTTCAAACTCGGCGAAAGTGATGTCCTTGCGCCGCAGATATTTCTGAAACTCAGCGATCTCGGTGATCGGCCGTTTTGTGCGCGCGCCGCGCCCCGCTGCTTTTTCCATTTCCATAAATGGATTTCCTTTCGAGCTTCGTTGAAGACCGAGAATCGTCCGGCGCGTGGTCTGCCGATAACGAACAGATCATCGTGGAATTGCAAAAATATTGAGCGTTGTGCCGCCGGCATAAGTGCCGGTCGACGTATATTTGACCCGCAGCTGGTCACCGAGCAGGCCGTCGATCGCGGTGTCGTTTGCCAGGACCGCATCGCCAGGCGTTGCGAGCATAGTGACTGGCGTGAGTGCGGAGAGGTTAACGACGCGGCTCTTGTTTGCCGTGGCGAAGGCAAAGCAGGCCACATCAAACCAGGTAGCGCCACCGTCCGGAGTTGACTGAATCCACGCCGTGAGGGATATTCCGCCCGACCCATAGGAAAAGTCAGCGCGTAATGCTACGCCGCGGGCGCGATCGAGATCCACAATGGGCGGACCCGCGACAATCCCGCTTACCTGGTTGGTGATCGTGACGCCGAGTAACTGTGTTTGCATGTCGCCTCTTATTGAATGACTTCCGGGACAGTTAGCGTTCGAGATCCAGGCGAAGGCGGCGCAGCGCAATACGCCATTCCTTACCGGGCAATGTTTCACCTCTTTTCGCTGCCTCAAAAGCGCGCACTGTTGCATCCGTCTGCGAGCACGCGGCAAAGGTCGCCAGGCTCACGTCGAAGAGGTCAACATCGAGCAGAGTCCTTATCCATCCGCCATCCGATTTGGTCCATCTGTCGTTTACGGTGTGAAAACCGAATGACATTTGGTCGACGTCGTCGCGCTTCACAGCGGTAATCGCATCGCGCCCGATGCTGGTTTCTGGAACGTCAATTTCGACGGCTAGGCCCGTCAGGTCTTCCTTCAACCGCAGGGTGCCGGATTTGTTGCGGCCGAGTATTAGATTCGGGTTATGGTTGAAAGACGCGAGAATGTCGGCGCTCTTCAGCGTCGCAGTGAAGGCACCCGGGGCAACGCGTTCCCGGAATCCCCCGAGATCCTCAGACAACCTATCGAAGACGGCGGCATGCCCGATGATTTTCTGCGCGGCGCCCCTGATTTGGCCAAGGCGCAACGAAGTCAGCGGTCCAACGCGGCGTTCAAGTTGTTCGCTCATTGCCCGCCCCGCGCGCGTCATTTTCCTTTGCAGTTGAGATCCACTTTGCGCTTTGCCAAGGCAAGCGCCGCGGTTGTCGCATCCCATCGCGCAGTGGTACCGTGCTGACGGCGTGCGAACTCCGCAAGATCGATGCCTTCGCGTCGCAGGTGGTCCTGGAATTCCGGAATCTCGACGAGCGAGCGATTTGTGCGCGATCGGCGATGCATTGCATTTTCCATAATTTCTCCAAAGGTTCGTTGAATGCCGAGAGCCGCGCTGTTTGCTTTCGACGCTCAGACGGAGCCGCCTGTCTTTGCGTTCTTCGGCGTGGTACTGGCGGCGTTGGCGGCGGCCAGTTCCATGATGTGTTCATCGTCCATTTCGCGCTTCGGGTGGGGTGCTCATCGCTACAACAGTCCCGCGACAGCGCTGCGCGCCGTGGCATTATTCTGCACGGTATCGAGCCACAGGCCGAAGATGATCTGCCCGCTGGTCTGCACCGCCGGCCCGTTCTGTTTCATGCTCACCGGCCCGCCCGTATTGTTGGCGATGTTGAACACGAGCGTAGGCATACCGCCGTTCTCACCCGCAGGCGTGATTTTCTCGCCCTGGTGAACCAGCGCGAGGCCGGTCTGCGGCACGTAGTCGGTGCCGGAGGCGTATTCCGGGAAATAGAGGCCCGGCGCCGTCATCGCTGACGGCAAGTTGCTGGATGTGCCGCCGCCGAACAGGTTGCCGAACAGGCCGCTGGTCTGCGCGCGGATCTGCATGCGCAGGATGTCGCTGAGGATCGACTGCGTGAGGCGCGCGAAATCGAGCTTGCCGGTCATCACGAAGTTCGCCAGCGCATCGCCCATCTGGTTGCTGGCGCTGGTCCATGCGTGCTCGGCGAGCTTCGCCGCCGCATCCGCCTGCTTGCCGAGGCTGTCGCTTTTCTCCAGCGCCTTGCCGATGTCCTCGTACACCTTCACCCGCGCCTTTTCGGCATCGGTTACGCCGAGCTTGCCGGACGCGATCAGCTCGCCGATCTGGTCGAGCTGCTGGTAGTAAAGGCGCGTCGGATCGGCGATCCGCATCCAGCCCTCGGCCTCGCGGTTCTGCTGGTCGTCGAGCGCCTTGGCGCGCTGCTTGTCGGCATCGGCAGCCTTGTCCGCCGCGGCCTCGGCTTCTTCGTTGCGCTTCAGGCGCAGCGTGGACGCCTTCACCATCATCTCTTCCCAGGTCATGCCGCCGGCGCCGGCGCCGGGTTTGCCGGGGGGCGCGGTGAGCCCGGTATGCGGCGTTTCTTTCTTCGTCTGGGCGGCTTCGATCTTTTCGAGCTCGACGCGATAGGCTCTCGTCGTCACCAGTTCCGCCTCAACGGAAGCGAGTTGCTCTTTGAGTTTGGCGGCCGAGACGCCGTGATACGCCTTCGTCACGTCCTCAACATCGGCAATCTGCTTCTCCAGCAGCAGTTTTTTCCCCGTCAGCTCGTACATCGCTACGTCATTCTTGTAGCGGTCGGTGCCGGTCATCGCGGTAGCGGCTCCCGCGCCCATCATCGCCCAGAACCCGGCGCCCGCTTCTTTGGCTTTGAGCATCTCGGCGGTGATCGCGCCCAGGCTCGGCAGCAGGGAATTCGCCAGCGAAATCGCGAGGTGGGTCGAGCCCTCCTCAAGCTTGGTGAGACTGACCTTGAACTGTTTCGCCGCCTCGACCTGTGCGTCGGTTTCGGTGCCGACCAATTTTGTTTTTTCGGCCAGCGCCGCCAAAAAAGGCAGAGCCGCGGCGCCGCCTTTTGCCATCAAGATCATCGCGAGGCCCGCCTGCTCGCCGCCGACGCCGGTCTCGATCAGGTGCTTGGCGAACTGCGGCAGGAACGTGTCCATATTCTGCAGCCCGGCCTTGACCTGCGCCTGCGAATAACCCAGTTGTTGAAACGCCGCCGCGACTTTCGGGCTGCTGCCCTGGGCGTAAGAGAGCATGCTCTTTTCGAGCTTGTTCACCATGCCGGCCGTGTCAGAGATATCGGTGCCGGCCTGCTTCGCAATCGGCCGCAGCGCCGACAACATTTCGACACTGATGCCGGTCTGCAGATTGAGCCGGTGAAGCACCGCCTCGGCCTCGATCCCGCCCTCGATGAACGACACGAACGAATGCACCGCGAACGCGCCGGCCAGCGTCTGGAACGCAGCGCGGGTGGTCGCGATCGCCGACTGCATGCTGTCGGTCGCGTACTTCACCGTCGATTGCGCCTTGGCCATGTCCTGGCTTAGCCGCGCGACGTTAGCCGAAATTTCAAAAACTAAGCTGCCGATCGTCGCGATGATTTTCTCCCGTTATTTACTGGATCGCGCAGCTCAGTTTTTACCTGACCTGAGCCGCGCGCCCATTGCCGTTTCGCATGCGAAAACCGCCTGGATCTCGTGCTCGGATAGTTCGAAAATCAGTGTGCCGACGGTGGCCATCTAGCGTTTCCTTTTCGATGCGACTTAGGCGCGAGCATGAGACTGCCGAGATCTGCCACTAGAGATCACTCCACAGGCGGATACGTTGGCCAGGCTCGCTTCGCCAGCGCGGTTGTCAATCAATATCACTACGCCGTTCTTGTGGCGGAGCGGTCGAAGTGGTTGCGCGGGTGCGCGGTGAGGGCGCTTAGAATGAGCGCCGAAGGTGCCTGCATCTGACATGATGCAGGCGATCTTGCTCGATTATTCTTGACCTGACGATAGATCGGTCAGGCGTTCATTAGAACTTTAAACCAATTGCGTTTTCTGAGTGTGTGGTGACTTAAGTCAGTTGCTTTACATACCTTAATTGCAACGGCGTTCGCGCTCATCTTGGGGTTTTCAATGTGAGTTGTGCCTGCATACGTCTGTAATTTTAACTCGTCATATTTTGCGTTCCGCAACAAAGCACCACCTTTTATGTGAGCCGCAGCGGCAGTTTTTACTTTGTCTACCAGCGGCTCGGCGAAGGCGCGCGTCCTCAGTGCTATTTCGTAATTCGCAATGGCAATCGCTAGCAAAAGATCGCCGCGCAATTGGGCGATGCATAATTCATCGAGATAACCCGGATCGCCTTTGGCGGCAAAGGCCGCGCGAATGATGCCTCCCCAAATGTTTTGCCCATAAATGAACCCGTCTGCCATGGCAATTAGGCATGGTGCGGAATCATTGTCGCCGTTGAACGCTGCCGCCACCCTCACGACAAGCACGTAGCGATCGCGATTCACTTTGTCTTTGGCAGAATGCGCCGGCCATGCGCTCACAGTATTGGCCAATCGCGTCAAAGCATTTCGGGCTTGCTGCACCATCCCTGAGAATGTCCATCCCCAGGCAGACTCCCTCTCGACTTCACTAAAGTTTCGCCAATTGTCGGCGAGGGAACGCCACTCTTGAAGCCTACTAACAAAGTGTTCTACGTACTCGGGCTCGACCGGAACCTCCGTGTTGTCATAGTCGGTTAGAGCCGCAAAAAGTTGCTCGCATTCACGGATCGATTCAGTTGCCGCTTTCGCTTCGCGGCGTTTGTTCGTTGCCTGAGTGACCTTGCGCCCACTCTTGTTGGGAGTGGCGTCGAGCTGCTTCCATATCTTTCCTATCCTCACTGCAGGTATGGTTGCAGGCGGCGTGGTTGATTTGCCTCTCTTTGTTTTCACGATCGCCCCCTTTCGGCGATATCCCTTGATTAAGGATCGCCACGCCAGGCGGGAAGGGACCCCGCTTTTCGCCCCGTCGGGCTAGGCGCGACGAAACCGTTACATCGTTTCGAGCAGTTGCAGCCAGGTAATCTGGCCGGCCTGATGAGCCGCGCATAAGCGAAGCGCCTTCGGATCGTCATTCCGCAAACGCAAATCCATCCGCAGAATCTTTCCTCTTTCCACCGGGGTCAGTCGCTGATAAAACCGATAGGAGTGCCACTCGTTCCACTTACCAACAATAACCGCATGGCGTTCCGTCATTTGCGCAAGCTTGGTGAACGTCCAAGGTTGCAGTGCCGACTCGCCGTGCATCAGCCACAAAAACGGCGCGTCGAGCGCAGCTGCGCCACGCCAATACTTCACGCGAAACACGGCCGGAGATTGCCTGCCGGAGAGCCATCGGCGCGTCGTCGACGGGTGAATGTCAAAGGCTATGGCCAGGCGCGCGACGCGGGCAGCCAGCGAGACGTAGCCGTCAAGGCGAAGGACTACATTCAATCTGTCGGCGAATTTTTCCAGAGTGACATTTGCCAGACCTGGCGGAACGGTATATGCGAACATGGCTTAATTCATAGATGAGGGCAGCGCGCGCTTGCGCATCGCTATCTATCGCGCGCGCCGCACGGCGCGTTCGCGCCGACGATCTGCATGCACGCTCTTGCGCTTAACCGTCATGCTTTCAGCCCGTCGTTACAACGGGCGCTCGCCCTTGGCGAGTTCCCTGCGCTGATCGAGTGCGGCAGTGGCCTGCTTCATGTCAATTACTTTGCCATCGCTGGGCACCGCTTTACTTGCTTCGGGCATCTCGATCGGCATGATCTCGGCATTTTGAATGAGGTGGTGAAGTTTCATCGACAGATTCGAGATTTGGTCCTTGTACCCTGGCGCAAACTTGAAACGCTTACTTGGCGGCAGCCGGTAATCCACGGCGGCCTCGCAATCGATGAGCTTTTGCACGGCGACTTCATCGTTTCTTTTCCAGCCGTCTGCGCTTTCGTCGCCCTCCATCCACCATGAGATGCCGCATAAGACCATGCGCGCAAGTTCCGACAGTGCCGGGTGCGCGGCACTCTTATACCAGGGGCCGTTGGGATCCCATTGCAATTCGAGCTCATACCCGCCGCGCTTGAATTGGATATAAGCATCCTGGTCGTTCGCGCGAAACATCAAGCGTCTCTTGCCTCGAGTAAAAAGATGATCTGGAATTCCGGCGCGGACCAGTTCGGCGCGCGTGCCGCTGTAGAAGGTGGACCAGCCCCACAGCTGTCGGCTCTGCTCTGTCATGAGATCGCGTAGCGCGGCGGCTTTCACGTCAAGCCTAATGCCGGCCTTCTCAGACGCGCGCGACGGCTTCGCGGTGATGCGCCTCGACAATGTGGTACTACGATTGGAATTAGCCATGATTCATTCACCTCCGTAGTGAGTGGATTGAGTAGACCTAGGCGAACGTTGGCTCGCTCGCCTGGGCCGCTTCACTGCAGGCGCCCGAATCCTATCTCGCTGGCGAACCGCGGTGAATCCTCGACGAGCGCGATGCGAATCCCCCGCGGGTCGTTGAGCAGTGGCAATAGCGCCGGTGCGACTCGCTCGATGGCTTCCATTGGAATGCCGAATTCAAGCATTTGATCCATGAGCTGATCGAGGGTTAAAGCTTGCCGATTCGTGCGGGCCGAAAGTTTATTCATTGCCAATACCTCCCCAGGTCAAATCCCCAGCGGCGCTCGGTTTCGCATGCGAAATCCGCGCATTTCCGCCTGCGCGTTGATGGTGGCAACAGAATATTTTTCGCGCGACAGCGAAGCGCATGCGACTTCCTGCCATGAGTTTGTCCCGCCGTGTCCCGGCGTTGTCCCGGTGGCAAATAGCGCGCGCGATATGTGGAGAACGTTTATCCATGCGGCGTTCGGCGAAATGTCCCGGTTGTCCCGGTTGTCCCGGTGCAAAACGCAGGGGTCGCGTCGTTTTTCGATGGTTCAGCGAGGCCATCACGCAACCTTCCTTGGGTTCGTCGACGGCGCGGTATTTGCGGATTCCAGGGTGGTCAGCCAATCCGCCCAGTCCTGCATCATTTTCCGCCGCTCCTCGATCAGTAGCGATTTGTCATATGCGGCACGCACGGCATCACGCGGCGCGTGCGCGAGTTGCTTTTCAATGGCATCCGGCCGGTATCCGCGTTCGTTTGCCCAGGTGCTGAACGTCGCACGAAAGCAGTGCGGACTCGCGCGGTCCGCCAAGTTGAAACCGCGCATGGCGAAGGAGAAGCGCGCGGGATCGACGGGTTTGTTTGCGCCATCGCGGCGAGGGATCAGATAGCGCCCGCCACTGATTTTTCGAAGTTCGGTAAGCAGCGAAACCGCTTGATCGGAGAGCGGCGATATATTGTCTAGGCGGCCCTTCATCTTCGCGGCTGGCCGGCGCCAGATAGCGGCATCGAGGTCGATCTCGGTCCACTCGGCATGCGCAACCTCGCCTGGCCGCGATGCGGTAAGCAAGATCAGGCGCAGCGCGCTATCGGTGTCGGGGTAGCCGCGGTAGGCAATGAGCTTGTCAAACAGCTCCCGCAACTCAGGAGCAAACAAGACCGCCTTGTTTTGGCTCTTCGGCATTACCACGAGAGAGCGAAGCAAAAATACTGGATTCGAATCGCACAAGCCGCGTGCGACTGCGAAATCGAACACGGCGGAGATATCGCCCTTGGCATGGACCGGTGCCCATGCGCTAGCGGTAGATAGACTCAAAATCAGAGGGCGGATCTGTTTGACATTCAATTCCTCGATTGGAATATCGCCGATGATTGGGAGTACCAGGCGATCGAGACGCGCCTGTTTAGCCCGGTAGGTACCGGGCACCCATTGCTTCGCGCCTTCGGCAAGCCAGTCCAGTGCAACGCGACGAAAAGTGTTCTCGCTCTTGCGTTGTCCTGATGCGGCAGATTCGATATTCGCGTCGCGCTCGGATCTCCGATTGTGCGCAGGGTGAATGCCGCGCTTAACGAGATCAGATGCCTCGTCGCGTTCCTTGCGCGCCTCGGCCAATCCGATTTTTGGATACTCGCCCAGGGCGAACTGATTTTCTTTGCCGGCGATCTTGTAGCGATAGCGCCAGAGCTTCGCCCCGGTTTTGCGGATGAGTAGGAAGAGCCCGCCGCCATCGTTGATCTTGAAGTCGCCGGGCGAGGCCTTCGCCGCCTGGATCGCCTTGTCATTCGTCAGGTACCTTGCCATTTATTGTTCTGCCTGGGGGAGTCGCGAGCGGCGGCGCGCAGCGGTCGAAGGGAAACGAAGTCGCCGTCCATTTCGATGACTCCCCTGCAGATCAGAGAGCACATCAAAGGGCTTGCCGAATGCGGCAAAGGCTATGCGGATTGCATAGGGGTGATTCCGCATCGCCATTCGGCCGCAGCGGGTATCGGGTATGGATAAAACGGAAGTAGCGGGTATCATTAATTAGGACAAAAGGCATCGATACCCGCTTTTGTACCCGCTTTGCGGTGCGCCGTCAAGCAACCTGACGCGACTTTATGGAGTAATTACCTATTGTTTTTCTGGCGTTTTCTAATTTTATGCGACTTGTGGCGACTTCCTGCGACTAGCCGGATGCCTCATACGTTGAAGCGGAAGTGCATGACGTCGCCCTCATTCACGATGTAGTCCTTCCCCTCGAGCCGCATCTTGCCTGCTTCACGCGCGCCGTGCTCGCCCCTGCCGGCGATG